GCTTGCACAAACTGTACGAGGGTTTAAGAAATGAGCAAGAAAGAAAATACCGCTGAACGTAAAAAGCGTAATCGGGAGCAGCAAGCCAAAGCCCGTGAACGTTTTGAAGAAAGAGTTAGCAAGCCCGCTAAAGAAGTTGGAAAGAATGTAGGTAGACGGATCATGCGCGTACAAGATGCGGCAATCAACGCTCTTGGGGCCGGGGCGCTTCTACCAGCAGGAGCTAATTCTGGTTTAACTACTGGTGATTATGATGACATGAGGCGTGGCAGAAGAGCGGCTCGTGACGCTATTCGGAGCGCAAAAGCAGTAATTATGGGTGAACCAGAAGGTGAGGATATTCTTGAAGGCCGCGTTCGCCGTGGTGGGGCTGAAGGGCCTTATAGTGATCGTCGCCCCGGAATGAAAAAAGGTGGTGCAGTTAAATCTTCTGCTTCTCGTAGAGCAGATGGTATTGCCAAGAAAGGTAAGACTCGCGGTAAGTTTGTTTAGGAGTAACTGAAATGATGAATTCCAAAATGAAAGACAAGATGGGCCGTGCTATGCCGATGCGTGGCGACATGTCCGACAAGATGGGCCGTGCGATGGCAAAGGGCATGAAGAAGGGCGGCAAGGTCAAGGCCAAAGGCGGTAGCTCGTATCGCAAGGCTGCTGACGGTGTAGCCCACAAAGGCAAGACCAAAGCCAAGATGATCAAGATGGCTATGGGCGGTAAGTGCTGACAATGAAACGCTACCAAGAAGGCGGTGAATCTAAAGGTATGCGAAAGCTGCCCTATAAACCTGAAGAAGATCGGTATGGGGTGAAAAAACTACCCTATAAACCTGAAGAAGATCGGTACGGAATGCGAAAGTTACCTTACACACCTCCTTCGGAAGGGGGGAAGCCATCTTATACTCCAAAGCCTGATATGCGCTCTTACGAAGAGCAGCAGAAAGATATTGACGCTCAGCGTGAAAAAAGAGCGAAAGAAAAAGCTGCTGCTAAAGAGCGCGAGGCGAGAGATGCTGAGATGGACCGCCAAATGCGGGAAGGGCGTGAGAAGGCTAAGAAGAAACCGCTCTACAAAAAAGGCGGTGCAGTTAAATCTTCTGCTTCTCGTCGTGCTGACGGTATCGCTAAGAAGGGTAAGACCCGAGGGAAGATGGTCTAATGATGCCTTCTCGTGGAATGGGTGACATTAACCCGGCAAAGATTCCTCGCGCTAAGCGGCGTGGGGATGATAAGCCTGTCATTGGGACGGGCAAGCCGATTAGAACCTATTCCAAAGGTGGCAAAACAAAGAGCAAGGTGAACGAAGCGGGTAACTACACCAAGCCCGGTATGCGTAAGAAGTTGTTTGAGTCCATCAAGGCTTCGGGAACGCACGGTACTAAGCCGGGGGAATGGTCAGCGCGCAAGGCGCAGCTTTTGGCGAAGAAGTACAAAGAGAAGGGCGGTGGATACAAGGCATGAGAGATCCGCAACGATCTTTGAAGGCTTGGGGCGAGCAGAAATGGAGAACCAAAAGTGGTAAGCCATCTAGTAAAACAGGTGAAAGATATCTACCTGAAGCTGCTATTAAAGCTCTCAGTTCTGCTGAGTACGCCCGAACAACCGCCGCCAAGCGAAAAGGTAAAAAGGCGGGCAAGCAGTTCGTCAAGCAGCCGAAAGGTATCAGCAAGAAAACCCGTGCGTATCGTCAAGCGGGGAAGTAAGAAGTAATGGCATACAACACCACAGCTACAACTAACTTTAACCTCGATCTCAACGAGATCATTGAGGAGGCTTTTGAGCGTTGTGGGGCCGAGCTTAGAACGGGTTATGATTTCCGCACCGCCAAGCGCAGTTTAAATCTGATGCTGATGGACTGGGCCTCACGCGGTATCAATCTTTGGACTTTAGAAACAGGAACGCAGGCATTGACTGCGGGTACAGGGACGTACGATCTTCCTGCTGACACAGTAGACCTCTTAGATCACGTGATCCGTACGGGTACGGGGCAGAATCAGATTGATATCAACATCAGTCGTATTTCCTCCAGTACTTACGTTGCGATACCTAACAAGAACGCGACGGGTAGGCCCATTCAGATTTGGATTGATCGGCGTACGGGGGCGACTGATTCTTTGGGTAGCGTGGTCTATCCCCAGTTTACGGTTTGGCCTTTGCCAGATTCCGGTACCACGTATACCCTTTTTTATACCCGTCTGCGTCGTATGCTCGATGCAGGCACAGGCGTGAATGGGCAAGACATCCCGTTCCGTTTCCTACCCTGCTTGGTAGCAGGGCTGTCGTATTATTTGTCGATGAAGATTGCGGGCGCTGAAGCACGAACCCAAATCCTGAAAGCTCAGTACGATGAGGCTTGGGATATCGCGGCAGGCGAGGATCGTGAGAAGGCCCCTGTTCGGTTTGTTCCGAGGCAGAGCTTTGTTGGGTCCTACTAATGGGCAGCAGGTTCTCGTCCGGTAAAAATGCGATTGCCGAGTGTGATCGGTGCGGATTCCGGTACAAACTGAAACAGCTTAAAGAGTTGGTGATTAAGACCAAGAACGTAAATATCTTGGTGTGTCCGGAGTGTTGGGAACCTGATCAGCCGCAGTTGCAGTTGGGTATGTATCCGGTTGACGACCCGCAGGCTGTACGGAACCCGAGACCTGACACGAGCTATTTTGAGGACGGCAACAACGGTGCCGGTGGTAGTAGAATGATCCAATGGGGCTGGAACCCTGTTGGCGGTGCGAGGAGCTACGATGTGGGCTTGACCCCGAATACGCTGGCCCCTGCAGGTGAAGTTGGAACGGTGACGGTCGTTACGACCTAGGAGATTTAAGATGACGACTCATATGAAAAAGAAGGGCAAAAAAGCCAAGCATTCTGATGTGAAGATGGACAAGGCGATGGTGAAGAAAGCCGTCCATAAGCACGAACGTAACATGCATCCCGGCAAGAAAGTCACCAAATTAAGTGGTGGTGGCGGATTGGGCCGCATGAATATGGAGCGTAAGGCCGTAGGCCGTAATATGGCGAAAGTGATGGCTCAGAGGGGTCGATAATGAAAGACATGAGCAAGATCAAGCCGAACACCGATCCGACCGGTGAGAATGGCTATCCTGAAAAGGATGTGAACAAGGGTGTCACCCACATGAAAATGAAGGGTGCTGGCGCAGCGACGAAGGGTACGAAGTTCGTATCTCAGATTAATTTGCAGAACAACGGCAAATATCGTTCAGGTTGGAGCTAATGAACTACGCTCAGCTTACTTCGCTGATTCAGGAGTATTGTCAGTCCACGGAGACTTCCTTCGTGGCGAATATCCCTAATTTTGTGCAGTATGCAGAAGAGCGTATCTATAACACCGTACAGCTTCCCGCGCTTCGTCAGAATTCGACTGCCTCAACTACACTAGGAAATCAGTATATGGCGTTGCCGTCAGATTGGCTGGCGACGTATTCCTTGGCGGTGGTGGATGGGAGCGGGGACTATCAGTTCCTTCTGAACAAGGATGTGAACTTCATCCGTCAGTCATACCCTTCAGCCTCTTCAACGGGGCTACCGCAGTACTATGCGATTTGGGATGACAATACGATGTTGCTAGGGCCGACTCCCGATGCAGCCTACACGTTAGAACTGCACTATTACTATTACCCGCCGTCGATTGTCGATGCAGGGACCTCGTGGGTCGGGGACAACTTTGAGAATGTTCTGTTGTACGGAGCGTTGCGCGAAGCGTACACCTACTTGAAAGGTGAGGCCGACATTATCGCGGAGTACGACAAGAAGTACATGGAAGGTATGGCGCAACTCAAACGGTTGGGCGATGGAATGGAGCGTCAGGACGCATATCGTTCTGGACAAGTGAGGATTCCGGTGACATGAGTTTTACGGCTTCTTCTGAAATTGGTAATGTATTTGTTCAGACCACGCATAATCGTGGATTTACGACGGAAGAGATTGCAGAGAGGGCGGCGAACAAACTCCTACAGGTAGAGACCAAGGAGGCCCTGATGCAGGTGCTGATAAAATATTTGCGCGAAGCACAAGAGTCTGAGCGTAACGAGATGAGGAAAAAACTCTTGCAGGTTGGACATAAAGACGCAGCAAATTATATTGGAGACTTGTAATGGCTATTTCTCAAGCAATGGTGACTTCGTTCAAGGTAGAAATCCTTGACGGCGTTCATGCATTTGGCTCGTCAGTTGTTCGTGCTTCCGAAGCGCCTGATGTATTTAAACTCGCTTTGTATACGTCTTCGGCAACTTTGGGTGCTACAACCACGGCGTACACAACGACTCTTTCGGATGAGGTCTCTTCTTCAGGGACTAACTACCCGACAGGGGGTTTAACGCTAACGGTTTCGCAGGTTCCGACTTCGAGCAGCACGACAGCGTACTTGGATTTTGATGACCTGACATTCCCGTCTGCTACTTTGACCGCTCGTGGTGCGTTGATCTACAACTCAACCCAGAGCGACAAAGCGGTGGCAGTACTGGACTTCGGTGGGGATAAAACCTCAACCGCAGGTAACTTCACGATCCAATTCCCGACCGCTGACGCATCGAACGCTATTCTGCGTATCGCTTAACGGAGGCCGTTAAATGGCCCTCGTTCTTGCAGATCGGGTCTTAGAGACCACTACCACCACAGGTAGCGGGACGATTACGCTCGCGGGGGCTAACCCCGGCTATCAGGCGTTTTCAACCGGTGTCGGTGATGGGAACCAAGCCTATTACACCATTGCGGGTGCGACCGAATGGGAAGTGGGTATCGGTACCTATACGGCTTCGGGGGATACACTGTCCCGCGATACGGTACTTGCCTCTAGTGATAGCGGTAACAAGGTTACCTTCTCAGCGGGAACCAAAGAGGTTTTCGTTACCTATCCTGCTGGCAAAGCGATCTATGCTAATGAGTCGGGCAATGTCAGTGTTGCGTCTGGGAAGATTATTGATCTAGCGACACCGACCGTTGCCAACGATGCGGTTAATAAGCAGTACGTTGATGACCTTGTGGAAGTGGGGGTTACCTATCACACCCCTGTCAAGTACGAAGTCCCTAGCACTACCGGCAATCTCACCGCAACCTACAACCAACCGGGCGGAGCAGGAGACGGGGTAGGCGCTACGCTGACCAATGCAGATACGCTAGGTGCCTTTACGCCAGACGGAATCGTTG